TCGTGAACAGAGGCGTTATCAAACAGGGCGAGAAGATCTGCTCGGCGGGTAACGCCCTGTTCGGCACACGGGCGGGGCTTGACAAGATGTTCGAGTTTTACCGCCAACGCCGTGAACGTATCAGCCGGGAGTGCGACCCGCAGGTGGTGTATGACTTCGAGTTCGCCAACTACGAGTGTGAGATAGACTACGACGGCGACGCTAACGCCATGAAGCATGTTATCGAGACGTTCGGGATTGACAGAGCCCGGCAGGTGACGAGGCGTTGCGCCCTCTACTCATTGGAGGCGTTACAGGCTGACAACGGGTAACCTTTCGGTAACACTGTTATAACGGTGTTATAGCATACTTATAACACGGAATAACGTAAAGAATAGAAAGGTATAGAATAGAAAAGAATAGAAAAGAAATATATAAAGAAATACTAACGTATTTCAGTCCACCCGCCTGTTATGACTTTGGAGGGAATTTCGCCTCCACTGTCAGACACAGGCACAAAAACAGTAACAGAGTATGGCGAAAAAATCATTCAAAATCAGGGCGCACTACGTGTTCCCCGTTGAGTTCAGCGTTCAGGCGCACACCCGCCAAGAGGCGGAGCAGCTCGTTCAGGAGCGGTGCGCTGTGACAATGGTTACCACAACAGGCTCAGCCGATGAGCGTGTGAAAATCGTAAAGGTATCAGACATCGGCGATATAGTAATCAGCCGCAGGGCGGCGCAACAGGAGGAGGGCGAGGAATGAGCGACGAGCATATCTATTGGGTGTCGTTCCAACAGCCGCCCCTGCCGGGGGATGAGCGCACGGAGTTTTTCTTTCACAGCCTGTCGGCGATATACGAGATGTTCACGGCAGATCAGGTCGGCTGCAAGGTCGCCCGGTTATGGAACATCGGGGTATCGAAAGGAACACCGTATGTCGGGAAGCTCTGCACAATCTGCCGGGCGAGCATACAGCGCAAAGCGCAGAAACGCCCAAATTCAGCCGATAAATCTGAATGCGTAAACTTACAGCAGGAAGAAAAGAAAACGCCACATACGGCAAATTCGAGATAAATAACTAATTTTGCAACCAATATGGAGACAATATACGACCATAAAGTAACTGCGGCTGAGCTAAAAAAGCTCGGCATAATAGACAGAGAAACATACCTCTCCGTCGTTGATAAAGACAGTGCAAACAGCGACATCGCAGCCCTGTTGTTTTTACGGGGCGACAATGCCGCTGCCAACAAATATGCGGATAAACTTCCACTCGACATGAAAAACGACCTTATACGGCTTATTTCACACGCATAAGGAGCTTATCGAAAGCATTATCAGACAGCCGAAGTCCTTTTAACAGGGTTTCGGCTGTTGTTCTTTTCAGCCCTCTCCCGATGAGAAATTCAGTCGTTGTTTCCATGATATCCTCATACGGTGTTGTTAGGATTCTATCTTTTAGATAGCTGTATGCCGCCGACTGTGAAATACCGTTGCTATCAAGCACTTTCCCGAAGTTCCTCAGGGACAGCGAATATCCGTAACCGTCCGTCAGGATTGCCGCCTTGTTAGACACCTTGCCGCCAATAGCTGTGACAAATGTCCCATAAGACCTACGGGCACAGTACTGATTCACAGTTTCCATGACGGAGGTGAGTAGTGGGCTCTTTCGTGATAAATCTTTCCAACCTACAGCCGCCGCATGGCGCATTTCGTGCCATATTGATTCAAGAGCATACTCCTCGTTAAAAGTAAATTTTCGACCCTCACTGATAGCCCTCATAGCTGATTTGACTTCATGCATTGGGTTGAAAACCACCGTAGGCGTAATGTTGAAATCGTGCTTAGAGATTGTAATCGTGTTCCCCTTGCTTACCTTGTAAGAGCCGCCCTCGTATGTTCGCGTGTTTGCCATGAACCCCATATCCTCCTTGGTCGTCGTTTTAACGCCGTTCAGCCCGCCATAAAACAATGTCGGGTTAGCCGTAGCGAATGAGGTTATCATGTTCTTTACCTCCCGTTCTGTGATGAATGTCGGGTCTTTAATTTTAATCAGAGCTTCCTTGATGTCGGTTATCACAGAACTATCAGCGTCACGCCGCAACGTGCCGACGCTGTTGATAAATCCGTCAGGCAAATATCTCGGGTTGTCAGATAGGAAATACGGGAGGGATGAATGGTATTTCACTCTTTCCGTGTTGTCCTGTACCCAAGACTTGAACTCATCAGGGACATCATCAACCCGGTTGACGCTCTCCCCGTCGAGTTCTTCGCCGTTGAGAATCTTGCGGGTGTCCTCCTCGAGTTCCTCAGGCGTTTTCAGGATAGACGTGGCGTAACAGCGGCAATGTGGGTGCCACCCTGTAAACTTGAAGTCCTTGGGGTAACGCCCGGCAAGCTCGTCACAGATATCCGTAAAGTCATGCGGTAAGCCGTCCTGTCCCAAGAGCGTGTGGTTCGAGGACAGGTGTATCTCTATGCCGACAACAAAGTCGAGGTCTTGCCAACGGAGGTGGTCAGCCGTGTGGTAGGCGATGTTGGTTTCCGTTGCTGCGAGGCGGCGACAGTTCTTGTATGAGCTGCGATAAACGCCCTGTCCGGGGTGATAAGCGGCGGCACGTTGTGACAACTGTAACATCCCGTGTTCGTCCCGCACACGGCGGAATAACATATCAGGGTGCTGCAGGTATTGATTCAGCTCCCGAGCCATCTGATCTGCCGACAGCCCGTTGCGGATTCCGACATCAAGCCCCATTTCGATTTCCTCCTTGAATTGGTCTGTGTAACGCCACACCCTGTTCGAGAGGTTCATGCCGTTTACCTTGCGCTGCTCGAACGCCTGACGAGCCTCGTCGTTGTCACTGAAATACCTGCGGTACTGCGCCTGTGTCAGCTTGCCGACGTTATCGCCGAATACCCGCTGTGACAGTTCGTTGTTCTTGTTGTTGGCAAGCGTCCAAGAGGCACGCACACCGTTCAGGATTACCGCCTCCACGCTTTCTGTCAGCCCCGACAACAGGCTGTCAACTCGCTTGCGGGTAAGTGGATAGTCGGCGAAAGAAAACAGCGTGTCGCCCTTGACAGCCTTAATGGTCGCCCCGATAGACGCAGCCTCGCGTGCCGCCTCCCGGTAGATGTCGTCTATCTGACGCTCATACCGGGCGACGTTACGCAGGTGCTGCTGTTCCCATGTCAGTTTCTTTGTCTGTTTCTTCTTAGCCATTCTGTACGTCCTCCTGTCGTTGTTGGAAATTATCGCAAGCCGCATCGCTCAGGAACTTTGACCACTTGCCGTATTCCGACTTAGCGTCGAGGCGGCAGCGGCATAGGATGAGGTGCCCGTCGATAGCCTTACTGTGCCAATCGTAACTGTGGCGGCAGTCACTGCAGAAGACAGTCGGCTTCACCCGCTCGGGCTGACGGCGGCGTGGTTTCGGTAGAGCCATACCCGGTTATTCGGTCGGCTCGAACACGTCCGCCATTCCCTGTTCGGCTATCTCACTGAGCGTCTTGTCAACGTCGTCCGTATGTCCGTATTCCTCGATACTCTCTCGCTGTGACATGATAGGTTGGTTGCCGTTGGCAAGCATGAGCGTCTCGACGGTTTCCTTGCTGTCCGTGATAGAGAACGGCGTTATGCGGCTCTCCACTTTCAGAGCGTCGATGTCAGCGTGGTAACGCTCAGGGAGCATGAGCTTCAAATAAGCCTTCAGGACGTTTGTCTCACGGTCGAACGCCTCCAATATACGCCCGCTCTCGTCCTTGACTTTCATCTGAGCGTCGATGAACAGCTGCTTGCGGCTCTCGCCTGACAGAGCCATCTGCGACATTTTCTCGTAGCTCCAATCGGGGAGCTGCAGCTGTGTGAAGAACGACTGTCGCAGCTCGTCGACAAAGTATTTCAGGTTCTCGGTCGCCTGTTGCCATGTCACGTACTGAGCGGTTGAACCCTTGGGATATTGCATAACAGCCTTGAACTCCTCGTTTTCGTTCTTCTCGTCGCCGTACTGAATAACCTCGTCAGCGAACACGACGAACAGCGGCTTGGAGTTCTTGCGGAGGTAGTTACCGTTGCGGCTCAACGCCCATTCAATCTCATAGACGAGGCGGGCTGTGTCCTCCCAAATCGGTGTCGGGCGGTTGACATACACAGCGGGGATTTTCCCGATACGGCTGATGTCCTCGTCCTCCGTGACAGTCCATTCGCCCGTCTCGAAGCTGAACTTCATGTGCTTCGTGGCTGTGTATGCGTCGAGGAACTGCACGTTCTTCTTGCCGACCTTGCGGGTGTAACCGACGGACATGGCTGTCATATCGCCGTACTCGTCGAACAGCGGGTACAGGTTGTCGCCGAGCATAGGTGAGAAGTTGCGGCAGCGGAGCTTCAACAGGCTGTCGAAGCCATACACGTTGTTACGGCTCTCAACGGCGTACCACAGGGTCATTACCTCACAGCCCGCAAAGAGCATGTTCAGGCGTTCGATGTTCACGCTGTCAATGCGGTTGCGGTCATACACAGCCTCCATGTACGACGCTATCTCTTTCTGTTGGTCGTTCTCAGGCTTGTACACACGTTTCACGGGTATGCCGCAGCAGAGCTCGGTCATACGCTTACAGGCGAGGCGGGGCAGGTCACAGGTTACACGGGTAACGGGATGAACGCCGTCTGCGTCCACCTCGTCCGGGTATTTCTGTTTGTCCATAACCGGGTGTTTGGTCGGGTCGAACTGTTGTTGCAGACCGTAACGCCCGCCCCACACAGGCACGTAGATTGTTTTCTCTTTCAACAGCCCCACTTTCTCCGAAGCTGTCAACTCGCTTGAGCTTAAAATTTCTTCGATTGTCATTTCTGTATGATTTTTTGAGTGTTATTAAACCATCTTCGAGAGCCGCCCGAGGTCAATCGTTCTCCCGGCGGCTCTGATCGGATAGAACGTGTATGCGAGTGCGTCGAACTTATCAGGGCTGCGCCCGAGGCGTTTCTTGATGTCCTCCTTGGGTTCGATGATGATACTGCCATCTGAGCGGAACTCCCAACGTATCTCGGCTGCTTCCTCGGCGAACTGACTGTCAGGAGGTAACATCGCCCCTGTGTTGTTTTTCGGGTTCAGCCAATCACGGACGCACCAATGCAGGTAGGCACGGAGGTTCGTGAACGTGTACTGCCCCGTGATGTCACGGAGCGGACGGTCGCCAAGGACAGCCTTTGCGGAGTTCTTGCAGCTGATGATATAGTTCGGGTCGTCCTGTTCGACACAGCGGCTGTAAACGCCCGCACCCTCGCCGATAGTATCAATACTGACAACCATCTTCGGCTCGTGCTGTCGGCGTGATATGATGTGCCCGGCGACAGCCATGTGGTCTGCCGTGCCGCCTGAGTTGCGTGCGTCGAATGGAGCGACGTACCGTCCACGCCGTTCACAGAAGCAGGTGGAGTCGCGTCCCATACCCGCCACGTCGACACCCAACATGCGTGGCTCTGAGCTGACGGGTTCGCGCCCCTCGGCTTCAAGCCACCGCTGCTGTGCGAGTTCAATCCACTGCGACGGGATAAGAACGTCGTCAGCCACCTTGGGAAACTTGCCGAGCACCTTCTTTCGGAACAGGTCTTCGGGGCGGTACCACTGCCCCTCAAACAGGAAGTCGTCAAGCTCCTCCGTGCGGTCGCGTTCCTGTATCGGCATACACCACGTCTCGAGCTTATCCCGCACCCAATCGTAGT